CAGAAGAATATGCCCCTGATTGGGAAACATATTCAAACCATTCTAATGGGGAGAAAATAATACGTGAAGCAAATTAGTTAAGGGGTTAAAAGATGGAAAAGATTGAACTGATTCAAGGTGATTGCTTGGAGAAGATGAAAGATATACCTGATGGGAGTATTGATTTGGTTTTAACTGACCCTCCGTATGGAACGACCGCTTGCAAGTGGGATTCTATTATTCCACTTGAGCCTATGTGGGAGCAGTTGAAGCGGGTGATTAAGCCTAATGGTGCTATTGTGATGACGGCAAGCCAGCCGTTCACCACAACACTGATAGCTAGTAATATGAAGATGTTTAAGTATTGCTGGGTGTGGGATAAAAAGCGAATATCAAATCCACTAAACGCTAAGAGACAACCATTGAAGCAACATGAAGATGTGATCGTTTTTTATAATAAACAGTGTGTATATAACCCTGTGCCTTTTCCAAAATCAACAATAGGTGTGTTGTCTAATAAGAATATAGGCAAAGGACACTCTCCTAAAAGCATGGTGTCAGACTTTTTAATTGCATCAAGCAATAGCAATGAGTTCGGATATCCCAGAAGCATTATCACACAGATAGCCGTAATGAACAACCTTAGTAGGGATAAAAGTGGGTTACATCCCACACAAAAGCCCGTCACCCTAATGGAGTACCTAATCAAAACCTACACAAACGAAAATGAAACAGTTTTAGATTTTACTATGGGGAGCGGATCAACCGGCGTTGCTTGCATGAATACAAATCGCAATTTTATCGGAATTGAATTGGATGAAAATTATTTCAAAATTGCAGAGAAGCGAATAAGCGAAAGGAACGATAATGGGCGCGATTAGAGGATTGATGCTGTTGGCGTTTTTTTACGGTTCAGTTGCGGCTGCGATTATGGCTGCGTACAATGGCGTATTCTTGAGATTTGAGCAGATGTGGTGCTACATCGCTGGTGCTGTGTCGTTGGCATTGCTGATAGACAGAATAGTGCGGAATGATCCGCGAAATAGTGGGAGGATGAGTTGATGAGCGAAGAAGTAAAAGAGAATGTTGTGGAAGAGACTGTAGAAAATCCTGTAAAGGTTGGATTGGATCCATTTGGTGCGCCAGAAGATGATATTGAGGCTGAAAAGGCAGAAGAAGTTGCTGCTGCTGTAGATTCTCCGCCAAAGCAGCCGCCTAAGCCAAGGCCAGCGATAACCATTGAGAACATGAATAATGGGAATCTACCGCCGGTTGTGTTGAAGCATGGTGAGCCGCCTGCGCCATTGAAGGCAAAGAGCCCTATGTTGCTGGCTCAATTAGAGCAATTGGCCGAGATTGAGGCGTTACAGGAGAAGGATTTTAACCAGAATCGTAAGCATCAGATATTTCATTTGAAGCTGGCGATAACTTATGGGTGTATGTGTCAATAAATTGAGGTTTTTGGTTGGGCTGTCGAACGCGCAAACTACAATACAAATAAGCCAGAATTGGCAATGTAAAATGGCAAGATTCGATGGTCCAACCTTTTTTTAAAAGTGGTGGTGAAAATGGTGACCGACAAATCATACGATCAGTCGAGGCGGGTGAGTCCGAAGCGCACGTTTATTCTCACTCCGGAGAATGACAAGTGGTTAGGTGAGTTTTTTACGTTGAACAAGAAGAAGGTGGTCAGTCATTCCGGTGCATTAAATACTGCTCTGGATATTTTGCGGAAGGGGAACTGATGATAGACACAGGAATAGTTATAGACTTAGATGGTGTAAAGAAGAAGCGTCATGCCGATTCGACTTACGGCAAGAGCAAGTCAGAGATTGAGAAGGAGTTGTTTGAGACTCACGCTGATTGCAAGCGATTGGCTACTATCTGCAAGGATGCTTGTACCGCTTTGGCTAAGATTCGGGTTGAATGTCAAACGAAGAAGCCGAAGGTTGAAACGATATTGGTATTGACCGATAACTACGAGGATTGGGTTGATTGATGAGTGATAGCTATTTTTTAGCCCCAGAGATGAAGCAGATGGACTTTCAGGACTGGAATAGTCCGATTATTCAGGCGTCCCAGTGGAGTCCATTAGACCAGTATCCTTGGCAGAATGCTGTATGGAAGGCTTGCTGGCGGCAGGGAGCGTCTGTGGCTGTTCGTACTGCGAACGGAAGCGGCAAGAGCTCGTATGTTGTCCCGATCCTTGCATTATCCTTTGCGTCGGCATTTCCAGGGTCTCAGTGTGTCATTACTTCCAATACCGAAGCCCAGCTTAAACAACAGTTATGGCCTGCTATCCAGCAAATGGCTGTTCCCCTGCAAGAGCGTGGATGGAAGATTACCAAGGAACTTATTACTGCTCCTAGCGTTGATGGTATGCGTGGTAGTGAGATTATCATGCGGGTTACTAAGCAGGGTGAGAATTTTGAAGGATACCATGAGAAAACGGGGCTTATTGATAACAAGGGCAATAAGCGATATGGTCCGTTGATGATAATTGCCGATGAAGCTAAGTCTATCGGACATGAGATATTTGAGGCTATGGGCAGGTGTTCTCCTGATGTACTGCTATACATTTCGACTACAGGCGAGGATGCTGGTGATTTCTATGATGCGTGTATGAATGTTGATGGCACTTGGACTACTCAGGAAGAGTATGACGGGATGATGTATGAGTTTGTGATTGATTGGGAGCAATGCCCTCATTTGCAGGAGGGGTTCCGTAAGACCAAGTTTGACGCGATGATTAACAAATTGGGATTGGCGCATCCGTATGTGAAGTCAAGGTTGCTGGCTCAGTTCGCCAGGGGTAGCGATTTTCAAGTATTCTCTGATAGCGACTTGCAGAAGGCTAGAAATGCTATGCAGAAACACGCTCCTTGCGTTGGCACACAGCAAAAGGCGTTCTGTGACTTCTCTGGCGGTGGTGATGAGCTTACATTCGGGTATAGGCGCGGAAACGATATAGACCCGATTGTGGCGTGGACAAGAGACTCAGAGATGGTCCCGAGTGAAGAAGCCGAGAAATACGTCAATCTTTACAAGAGCAAGCAGCTTGTGGCGAGTCAGATATTTGGGGATAATGGCGGTGTAGGTCAGCCTATTATCAGTGAAATTCACAAACGCCACTATCAGATTACGCGGGTAAATCCGAATGTTCCAGCCAAAGAGAAGGATCAGTTCGTTGACCGATATACCGAGATGCATTGGGAGTTCAAGCGGGTATTGCAGGAAGGTATGCTCAGACTGCCTTATGACGAGAAACTGTTAGACCAGATGCGTAGGCGTCGATATGTCATGCGTAATGGTGACGATAACCGGATTCGCATGGAACCTAAGCCGGAAGCCAAGAAGAAGCGTAAAGAGAAGTCTCCCGATAGGCTTGATACCATTGTCGGCTTGATTTCGGATATGGAAGATTTGCCGACCGCTAGACAGGCGATAAAGCCTAGTACGGCATGTGGAACGCCCAAGGAATACATGGAACAGCTTGAGAAAGAGCGTTTAGAGGGTGGTGAAGATGGTGAAGGTGGTAACTATTTCATGGGAGGATGGGCTGGGATATGAGTTTATTTCGCACAAGCGAGAACAAATGCTTGACATGATCGGCAAAATATTGTATGAATAGTGAAAATGAGGGAAATTTAGATTTGATTGAGGCAGTTAAAGAGTTTCTAAAGAAGCCTTTTGGCCGGCTAACAATAGAAAAACATGAAAATCAGCTTTATTTAGAGATTACAGACAAGAAAAAGTTGACTCTCACATAATTTAATAGCTCTGAGCAAAATCGCAGGAGTAACCGTTGCATAAACCGCAACTGTTGCTCCTTTTTTATTGGGGAAATATGCCAGAAGATAATGTATCGCTAGACCCATTTGACGGTCCCGCACCGTACATAGCCTATATTCACAAAGACCTAGACGCACGTTCGACTTGGAGTACGCGTGATAAGACTATCCAGAAAGCGCGTTTAACCGAACGGCCTACTTCCAAGACCAAGCCATATCTCAACGCCCCCAATGTTGTTGTCCCGATTCTGGATGATGTTATTTCAGAGAGGCGTGACCAAGAAGTGTCAATGAAGATTAACTCTCCGCATCTGGCCTCATTTACTCCGCTACATGTCGATCCGCAGACTCAAGAACCGATTGATACGGGCGTTATCATTCAGGTGCAGAGGGCTTTTGATAGTTTCATGCGCCATGATTTAGAGTTTCGCCTGAAGTCAGAATTGGTAACGGATGCCAAGGATAGTCGTGGTTTCGGAGTATATTCTGTGATTACGAGGCAGCATGACCGTATGGGCGTCATACCCGACTTTGAGGTTATCGACAATCAGGACATAATTCTACCGTCAGATACCAAGAAAGGTCCGAAAGCCGAGCGTATTACCAAGGTTCTCCGATTCAGCAGGCGCAAACTGGAAGAAAGAGGCAAACGCAATCTCGATCCTTGGCGGAACATAAGCAAGCTAACCGATAAATTGGCAGCAGATGAAGACGAAACTATCCAGAGCGCAAATGACGAAGATGGGGCTCTTGAAGTACGCAAGAATTTGATTGGCATAAATATGTCGGACTCGGCCAAGGATCAAATAGTTGTATGGGAAATCATGCACTATGCGACTAAGTGGGATAAGGCAAATGCCGGAGCCAAGAAAGACCAGATTATAGTCGGCAAGAAGTGCATATCCTACATTTCGCCTGATTCACCAGATTTACTGCTTAACATCAAACCTTGGTACGACGAGACAACCAACGAAGAAGGAACTATCACCCGCAAAGACCGTGACTGGTGGATTATTCAGGATCGTTATGAGAATCAGACTGGATACTGGTATGATGTGCGGGGCTTAGGCTTTAAATGTATGGATAACCAGATAATCGCTACAGCGGTTACTAATTCCAAGCTGGTGCGGATGGATTATGCTGCTAATGGAGTTTTTGAGCAAGACGGTGACGCAAGCACAAATGCCAGCAATCTTGCTTTACGTCCAGGCAAAATCATACCCAAGGGTTTGAAGTACGCTCAGTCGCCACCACCCGACCCTAGCTTTGAATTTGAGGTTGACTTGCAGAAGCGAGATGCCGCTAAACGCGCTGGTGCTGGCTCAGGTCAGTTCTCAGGAGATTCCAGTGTGAAATCTAGCGTAGACAAGACCGCTACAGAAATCAACTCTCAGGACGCGCAACAGGGTCGCATATCGTCTGCTGCCGTAGACAGGTCGAATGATGCCGACAGGCAGCTTTTCAATATCATATGGTCGATACTCCGCAAGAACAAGACGCCTTTGCCTATCGTATTCAATAATCGGTTTGGTGGTATGATGCCCCCTGAAGTGTACGAAATAGAATGGCGCATTGAGCCTGCTAGCAGTCAGAAAACAATCAACACCGATATGCAGTACATGAAAGACAAAGACGTTGTTACTTGGGCCGCTAGTTTTGCAGAGGCAGGAGTGAACGTGGATCTTCGTGCAGGAGTCAAGCATACAGCACAGAGGCATGATCCAATGCTTGCCGATGCTTTGCTTCCGGACGACAAGGCAGGTCAGCCGACTATGGCACAACAGCTTCAGCAGCTATCTCAGGGCATACAACAGTTGATGGAGGGCATGGAAGGGATAGAGAAGGTGATTGACACTGTCGGTAAGGCTGTGATGGACAATTCAGACAATATCGAGGAATTGAAGGCAAAGCCGGACAATGGCGAACTCAAGATAGAAACCGAGACAAAGAGAAAGCAGGGTGGTGGTGAAAACATTGTTGAATCTGTTGAAAAGACGACCGAAACAATCCCAACCGGAGGCTAAAGCATTAAAGATTTGCGTTAATGCTCCCGATCCGATGGTCAGGGGTGAGTTAGAGGTGATTAGGTCGTTTATGGTTGAACCGATATGGCAGAAGGTTCTACATGCGACTCATTACTGGTTGGTTAAAAAGTGGCTGACAGGCCGAGTTGAGGAAGATTACAAGCATGGATTCCTTGATTGTTTGGCGTTATTTGAAGAGTACGAAACATTACCAGAGATTGAAATTGACGAAAGTTCGCTAGGTACTACAGCAATGCAGGACCAATACGCGGAGAGTATCCGGTAACTCTGATACCGTGAAAATTAACGATGGCCCCCGAACGCCAGAAAGTTCGTGAACGAAAGGTAAGAAAATGAGTGACGAACAGACATTAGAAACAACTGAAGTGGTAGAAGAGACTAAAGAGCTTTCAGTAGATGCTTTAGAAGCCGAAATTGATGCTCGAATGGCTAATCCTCCTGATCTTGAAGATGATGAAGTAGAAGCAGAGGTTGAGCCGGTAGTAGAAACTCCTGTGAAAGAAGAGGTCGCCAAGGAGACCGCTACACCAGAAGAAACAGTCCCAATAGAAACGCCCGCAGAAAAGGTTGAGCAAAAGCCCGATAATGACGCTTTCGCAAAGATGCGCATAGCTCAGAAAGAGGCCAAGGAAGAAGCCGAAAGACTGCGCGTGGAAATAGAGGAACTGAAGTCTCATAAAGCAGAGCCGTCTAAGCCTGCGCCAACAGAACGATCAGCAACACCAGAAGAGGCGTTGCATGCATACCGACAGGCACAAAGCGAAGGAAACGACGCTGGTGCTAGAGCCGCCGTACAGTGGATGAACCAATATGCTACCGCGAAAGAGATAGCAGAACTTGGTGAAAAGGCTCAAACAGGGCAGTTCGGTGAAGACAGCGAGGAAATCGAGAGAGTCCTTGGCGTGTCGTACATGGTCGTTCAGGCAAAGGAACAAGCGGTTAGAGATGGTGAACGTGCAGAATCAGAAAGATTAGCTACAACTACACAGGAAGCTCAAAAGGCTTACAGTGCAGAGTTGGTCAAGGTTCAGGCTGACTATGCTGACATGATTAACCCTGAAACTGAAGTCGGTAAATCTGCTGTGTCGGTTAAGGCAATGCTTGATACTTCGATGTCGCAAGCGGCAAAGAATCACATGATTGCACATCCTCTCGAATACTGTCAGTTGGTTGATTCCATCATCAAGTCTAGTTCGCCTGTGAATACTGAACTGGCAGCTAAGGACAAACAGATTAGCGATCTCAAGGCAAAACTTGGAATCGTTGATTCTCCCGAAAGTGGGAGTGCGCCTGCGGCTGAAACTGTCGAAGATGAATCATTGGAAGATTTAGAGCGGAAAATCGAGCGTAGCATAAGAAACGAGCGAGCCGCCTAGTCTCCCATACAAGAGGAGTAAGACAATGGCTATTACAACCGCAACCGTCCTGAGAGCAGACGGTTCAACAAGATCAATGGTAGAAACGTGGATAGACAAAAATCCGCTGAAACGCAGACCTTGGAAATCAGTGTTTGCAAGTTCTGAGTTCGGAATGCGAAAGCCTATCCCTCACATGGAAGGGCAATCCATAAAGTTCACGACCAAGAGCAGAATGCGTAGACCTGAGAAGATGGCCAGCCCTGGTGCTGGTGGATCTGATCCGGCTTCTGGCGCACAGGTTACTGCACCGCAGATAATTGTTCCTATTGAGTGGATACATGAGTATTCCGAGGTAGCAACAACTCTGTCGATGACTTCGTGGATTAACTGCAAAGAATGGGTCAAAGAAGATTTGCCCGTTGCATTAGACCGCAGGAAGCATGAGTTGACACAGAACGCGTTTCTGTCTGGTCGCATGAATGAAGGGCTATATGACTCTTCTGGCGATCTGACGACATCGTTTGACACTACTGCTGAAGCCACTGTGACGCTGTATGGAGAGTCCTTTACTTTCCAGAAATGTCCCAGATATTATGGTAACGGCAAGGGTAGTTTCGCGGCAATGGATTCCACTGACACTCTGACATGGAGTGACTTGACCAATGCAGCGATTCGTCTGTCTAATTCTGGCGCACCGAAGATAAACGGCAAGTACGTTTGTGTTTGTTCTGACGCTCAGATGAATGACCTGCTTCGTTCTGGCGACGCAATGTTCCGAGCCGCTATTCAAGGTGGAAGTGCTAAACTTCTAAAGAGCCTTGAGGAATGGTATATCGGTTCTTACATGGGATGGCATTTCGTCCGTGACGATCAGCCCTTCACCATGACTCCTTCAAGCGAAGTAGTACGCGCCAACTGGGGCGAAATTCACGCGGCTATCTGCTTTGGAGCTGGCTGCTTCGGATATACGCCTCTCGGAAGTCGGGGAATGGGTAAGCCCAAGATGAAGGTGCAGGATACAACTAAAACTGGTTACTCGTTCACCATCGGTTACTTGGAGCCTTGGCAGGTCGCAATCGTTAATCCTAACTGGGGTTGCTCGATCATAAGTTATGTGAGCGAGAACCTTCCTAACAACTATGACGTTACTGATCCTAACGCCCAGTTGGACGGATTCGCAATACTGTAAATAATTAGGTGAGGGGGTAGGCCGATCCTACCCCTAACCTCTTAAAATGGAGAATACGGAAATGAAACACAAACTTACAACTTGGGTTGCGGTTGTTCTTGCTATGGTAGCAGGTTTGGCTGTAGCCGGAATGGAAATTAACGGAAGATCGACGTTTGCTAGCGTAATCGCTACTGACGTGATTATTCCTGAGATGAAAGGCAATCAGATTGTTAATCAGACATGGTTGATTGATGCGGTTACTAATGGGACGATTACAGTTTACCGTCCTGCGACTGAATCGCATATGTATACAGCCGTCGCTGGCACTAATACGTTGGTAGAGATTAGTACTGTAACCTCAAATAACATTCAGGGTGTCACACCTACGACCTCTGATTATATTATATTTGAGGGGCCGAGTTCGTATCAGATCAACCAGATAAGTGCGATAGGTGACTTCCAAACCAACCACACTTCGTACACCATGACGGACATCATCACGGTTTCCGCAGGTAACAAGGTGTTCCTGTGTGACGATGGTGACAAGCTACAGTTGGCAAGCGGAACATCACAGGTAGAACTGAAGAATGTGTTTACCGGATTTAAAGGTAAGCCCATTGCTATCAACTATCCTGCTGCTGTAGCTGGTCTGAACTCTGGCACATTCACATACGAAAGTAAATAGTCCACAGCCCCCACACCCAGGTAGCCCCGGAGGGTCTTAATCCCTCTGGGGCGACCACTAGGAGTTGCGAATGACAGTATGGGAGATAATCCAAGCCGCATTTAGCCGAGGATTAGGCGGTGACAGAGACAGCATTCCTAACGATGTAATCAGCGCAGCATTGGATTCATACAACAAGATAGGCAAGTCTATCTACGATTCGTACACATGGGACAATCGTATTGCTGCACAAGCCACATATACACCAGCCTCTACTGGCATAATCACTTTTGGAGCCACTGTAGACGACATTCTGGCAGTTAAAGCCATACCTACAGGTGGCGATTCGACCAATGACACCTTTGTATGGCCGCAGGATCAAGTTAATGCAGCAATGAAGGGTACAGTTGTCTCGACTTCTTCATGGTCGCCACTGGCTGAATTAGCTGGTGTAAGGCGTATTCTCACGCAAGCTGATGATGGTGTAACCAGTTATCGTGTTCTTTTCACACTTCGCTTTGTTCCGGCTGTGGTAGATGCGGCATATAGTGCATCAACACCTTCGGCTACACCTACTGATTATCGAGTCTTGGAATGGCTTATTGACCATTGCAATCCGGTGATAGTAGCAGCCATGAGCGATGAACTGGCTATATGGGGCGGTCAGCAACCACAGAATCAATGGCAGGAATTACTTCAAGTTGCCAAGAACAAGGTGGTTAATCAGGCAGGCCGAGAGAAGATTGTGACCGTTGCAGAGCCTATGTTCAGTGGTGACACAAGTTCGTGGATGGGAGGTTTTTGGTAGTGATTCAGGAAATGAAGAATCAAAAAGCTGATGGTCAGACCGATTTTTCCGGTGGCCTAATGCTAGTGTCGGAGCCTGCCGCCAATCAATATCGTGAAGGTCGAAACCTTGTCATTAGGGACGGTGACGCTCGTAGCCGTCCAGGTATGAAGCTGGCCTTCCCCATTTTAGGTTCTGATCCACTGTATTTCAATGAAGATAATGCTCGGTACACGGATGCTACGCATACTGGTTTCTGGTTTCCGTTCACGTTTGTAGGCCGATCATGGACCAACGTACAGGGGGCAATGTTCTTTCAGTTTACGGGTGATACTAAGTCTAGGCAAATTATAGTTGCTGACGGTACGGTATTCGTGAATGACCAAGGGTTCGTGACAGAGATTGATACGTCAGAAACTATAGGTTCCTCAGAGGACATTGAGTTTGTTCAGGGAAACAATGAGATCGTTATGTTCAGGAGTGGTGACAATAATCCGCTTCGATGGAAGGGACTAGACCAGCCATCAGGATTTGTCAGCTTCACTTCGCCCGGCACAACTGACCGTATTCCTAAAGGCAACAGAGGAGCGTATGCGTTTGGACGATTACTGGTTGTTAAAGATGACGATGTATATGTGTCTGATGCGCTTGATTTTGACACATACGACTGGACATATCAGAAGTTTGGCATTTCTAATGGTGATGGTGATAAACTTCAGGCTCTTGTACCGTTCAGGCAGGATTATGTGGTTGCGTTCAAGAATCGGTCGTTCCACTTAATCAAGGGGCTTAACTCTGCTGTAGCTTCGGGAAGCGAGTTGTCGGCTTATGTATCTGTAGAGCGCGTTACCAATGAGGAAGGGCTTGTTGGGCCTAGAGCATGGGCTATTCAGGGCGAGCAGATATACTTCCTGTCGTATAAGGGGTTCTCTACGGTTGAGCGAACGGCACAAGGTACGGTTTTAGGGCGTGAAGTGGCTCTGTCGGCTCCTGTGGCGCCCATGCTTGACCGTATAACGTGGCCTAAGACAGCAGACGTAGCTGTAGCCGTATTCAATAACTACGCCATTGTGAGCGTTCCTATGGACAGTTCGACTACCAACAACAAGATGATGGTTTACGATATTCAGCTTGGTAAATGGGTCGGCACATGGAATGGGCAGTTGACTAATGCTGTTCAGTTCTTTGAGGATGAGGAGAAGTTATACTTTTTGGGTACTGATGGACTGATTAGGCAGATGTTTATATCAGATCCTTGGGATAGCGTGAATATAGCGGTGGATACGCCCTTCTATGACGCTACAGTGACCTATGAGGTAGGTTGGTATGTTCGTGACCCTAATGCCACTACAGTGACGTATAAGTCTCTCCTGCGCAACACAGGCGTTGCTCTGACTACCGCAAGCACTTGGGTTGCCGTATCTGATACAACCCATATCTATGACGTTGAGTTAGAGTTGTGGACGCGGTTTTATCGGCATGGTGATGAATCCAGTCCTAAGTTTTACGGGCGTGGCGCCTTGTTCTTTGACCATGAGAATCCGAAGATTACCGTCAAGCGCGAGAGCGAGGATGCGTTTACCCTGGAAACCCTTTACACCGACAAGACCTACAGCCAGAAAGCCTATGAAGTAAACAATACTGCTGCATGGGATAATAGTAATGATGACTTAGATTTTGCGACGAAAGGGCGTGAAGATTATACATTATTTATCCCTAGCGGTGGTTTAACTATGAGCGCGACAACTGGAATCACTGTCGGACTTAAAGAGCATCACGACTTAAAGTTCTACAACAAAGAAACAGACAGCTATGCCTTTGCTTTGAGAATAACGAATACGCAGGGAGCCTTTGGGTTGACATCAATAGTATCTAACGCGAAAGACCAACGGTTCGCAATGAGGAAACGATAATGAAAAGACTGATTGCATTGCTTTTGCTTCTGGCGAGTCCGGTTCTTGCGGGTGACACATTCAATAGTGGCTATACGTTCACTGGCGAGACTGGATTGCATACGGGCGCACAGCTTGACGACTTGGTGGAACGAGCCAGATATGCCGCCGGTGCTTTTGATGGGAGTACGGGTGCATTGTTCAACTCTACATGGTTCACCAATGACGCCAATTTGAGACTAACGTTAAAGACCAACTCTATAAGTGGATCATATATTGAGGATGGCACAATTACAGATAACGACCTTTCAGATACAGTTAAAGCGCCCAACAGGTCTTACATAAGCGGTTGCTATTTATCTGTCACAGGCACAAATACGGCGAGTATCAGCGTTGGTGAAGGCGTTTGCAAGGATAAGTATTTTAGGCTGACTGCTGCTGCTTCTGTGTCAGTGACAGGCATACCTAGCACTAACGACATCATGTTTGCCTACATGGATTATTCTGCCAGTACGTTTCCATCTACTCTTTCATTCTATGCTACCACTAACGATCCCGTATGGGTTACATCGCAGGCAGGATACTACGCTGCCACAAGCACCTATGACCGACTTATCGGACAGATGATAACTACCAACGGTGTAACAACACTTGAACAGAGCATTAACACTGATGGCGCACAAATACTGACCAATACTCCTACATTGTGGGTATCTAGTTCTCCTCATTACACGGGAATTGCACTTGCTCAGAATTTTAATCCGTCAGGCGTACTTGTAGCACCTACTATTTCGTCATCTACCTATCTTTCTATTGCTGCTAGATCCGCTAAGTTTCAACTGTCTAGTGATGGTGGGCCTACTAGTGGAACGATTGGTAAGGGCTGGTCGGCAATGTCTTTGGCTGATTGTGCGGCGGCTGGAACATCCAATTTCTTATTTACAGCTATGTCAGTTACGAAAACTGAAAATGTTTTATGGCTAGAACTTGGATCTTCACGAAACGTTCTCATATCTGGCGAAGATGACGATTATAATTCTTTAGGATTAGGTCTACTTGGATGGAGGATACAACGATAATGAAAACACTTATTTGCGCTTTACTGATTATGACCGCTAGCATGGCTGTTGCTGCACCCAACTACGTCTTTGTTACTGACGAGGCCGGATTAATAGAATATGCCAGCTTTATCTCTGGTGAATCTCAAGAAGCCATCCAAACCACTTATGCGCTAACAGATAGTGCTGTGGTTGTATTCGTCAACAAGAATCAGTACGAAAATGGCTTCAATAACCTGCCTCCGGGGCAAATAACGTCAGCCATAGCGCAATCCAAGAAGGATAAGGCTAACTACAAGAAGTTCAAGAAAA